CCTGCAACTTGTTGTAGGAGGGGTATGGGGAGGTTCCCCATTACTAGCCTGTACATTTGCGAGAATACTTTCGAGCAAATTTGAATTTAATATCATTGATAGTTGCTATATAATTAACGCTAGCCCGAAGGCTAGACTGAACTAATTAATATCATGGGGGATATGCCTGAGGGATAGCTAGCAACTATCTTGTTGAAACATAGTAAAGACTATAGAGAAAGAGATATATATATACCATATATAGTATGTTCAATACGTATAACTATATGTAGGAGAGTGTCTGAGGTCTTGATACTTGGGATACAGATAGATACATACACTAGACAAATATTAACAAAGCATACTATATATAGTGTATTGTTTTGTAGGGGTGGGTAAGTATATGTTAGCGAGCTTGCGAGCTATCTTATATGGGTGGGGGAGGTGGTGGATACTAAGTATAGAAGTGTATATAAGGCTTTAGACCATACGTAACGGGGTATTTAATGTGGCGGGGGGCTGGTGTGGTATGTGATACCTAAAAAAATTACTGGTAACTAGCTACAAAAACGCATGACACTTACCTGTACAGTTGACTGGGATAACAGTTACAGGAGGATACATTGTCCTGTTTAGATAAGTGTCTAGTACAGTATAACATACTTACTAGATTGTCTAGTAAAAAAGGGTTCCTTTTTTATAGTACGAGTGGATGGGTCTTTTCGGGCAGGGGCGGACATATAACGTACTGTAAAAAAAATAATTTCTTTCTTTTCGTAAGTCCTTGGGTACTCGCCTTGTGGTAATCCCAGTCCTAGCATTCCTGCTAGTAGCGAGCTTTCTGCCGTCCGATAGCACCTTTACCTGTAACTTATTAGTTCGAAAGGAATGTTTGTATAAGAACTATACCATACTAAAATGTTTATGGAAACAAAGGAGGATATTATTTATGATTTTAAGGAACAACTTCAGGTCGGTGACCAAGGTGAACAACTTATTAAAACATTCTATGAAAGTCGTAGAGCAGAAGGCAAATCAGTCTATATTGTTAGACCAGCAGCTAAGTGGGAGCAACAACAAGGTGCAGACTTCTTTGTAGTTAACAACGAGTTAGGTACAAAATACTTTGAAGTTAAAACTGACACACAAGCTAAAGATACAGGTAATGTAGCACTAGAGATACAGATAGTAGATAACGATGGATTTAAATCTATTGGTTGTGCAATGAAAACATTTCCTGACTTTCTCTTTTACTGGATATATCCAACACAAGAAATACTGTATTGGAATCCACAAAAATTAAATCCCTGGCTTATTGACTGGATAGCTGACGGACACAAGATAGTAGAGACAGAAAATAAAAATTTTTTTTCACGCTCTTTGTTAGTGCCTATTAGCGAACTAAAAGCAACTGGGGATGTACGTACTATAGAAGTTAGTCAAGAATTAATTGACCAAGTTATCTCTTAGTAACGTTACCCCAACGGTCAGTTCTAATAATTTGTTTTGGATTGTTATCAGATAGACAAGGCAGACCATCAATGTGATGTCTGTACTGTTCATTGCATACTAAACATCTTTGATGTCTGTTATATGATTCGTCAACTTTCGCCATTAGGTAATCTAACCTTATAGCGATTTCTCTACCTTTGTCTTGAATTTCGTTGTCTGTTATCTTAGCCATGGGTAAACTAGATTAGCATAATGATAAAAACATGCAAGGTTTGTAATAAATCATTAACGTTCAAACGCAAATGGAAGTTGTGTAGGAATCTTGCATGCATTGAATATAACAAAAAAATTAGGAGGTATGACGGTGTACGGCAAGATGAAAAAGTCAAAACCGAAGAAGAGTAGGAACTCTCGCAAGTCAAAAAAAATGTACTAATATAGATACATGACTATTAATAGCCAAGGACAACTTTCTAGTAACTTACCTAAGGCATATCAACTATATCCTCAAGGTAGTCAAAAGTGTGCAAACTGTACACATTTTGTAGAAGGGTACTGTAACCTTTTTAAGGCATCAGTACAGTCCTTTGCTTGGTGTAAGAAGTGGAAAGGTGGTGCCAATGGCTCCTAAGAAAAAACCTAAAAGAAAACCTATTAATGCAAAAACTAAAGCTACATTACAAAAAAAAGCTGCCAATTCAAAATACACATATGGACAGCTTGCAGCCGTTTACAGAAGAGGGCAGGGAGCTTATCTATCATCAGGTAGTAAGTCAGCTTCCATGGCTGCTTGGGCTATGGGCAGAGTTAATTCTTTTATTAGGGGTGGTCATTCTCAAGATAATGATTTAAAAAAGAAAGGTAAAAAACGTGCCTCCAAAAAAAAGAAGTAGACGTAAGGTTCGTTATGAGAAGGGCGTACCTGCTAAGTATTTACAAAATAAAAAAAATTCTAAAAGCTCTGTGGCACGTGAGATTCGAGCTACAGCTAAGGCTTATAAAGAAGGACGGTATATAGATTTGAAAAAGGTACAGAAATCAAGAGCTACTAGGAAAAAAAAATAAACATGTTTATGCAGGTAATCCAAATTGGGCAGGTGATGATTAATGTCACACGCTAATCGTAAAAAAGCATTATTAAAAAAACACGGACTTAAAGGTGTTAACAAACCTAAACGTACACCTAAGCATCCTAAAAAGTCACATGTTGTTTTGGCTCAAGAAGGACACCAACTTAAATTAATTAGATTTGGTCAACAAGGTGTATCAGGTGCAGGTAAGAATCCAAAGACTGCTGCACAAAAAGCTAGACGTAAATCTTTTAAAGCTAGGCACGCTAAGAATATTAAAAAGGGGAAAATGTCAGCAGCCTATTGGGCTAATAAAACAAAATGGTAAATGTAGTCTGTGCTGTACCTGAGTGCAGTAACTTACTCCCAAAAGGTCAAAGAAAATTCTGTTCCGACAAATGTAGGCAACTTATTGATAAACGTAAATGGAGAGCTAAGAAGAACGGTGAGGTCTATATCCTTGAAGATAAAAAGACTAACATCAAAGCTAAAGAACCTAAGAAAAAATCTACAGCAAAAGATGGACGTGTATCAGCTAGACGTGGTGATGTTTATGACAAGTTCGTACAAGATGGACTTGTTAAAGAAGTATTGGAAGATGAAATTACAAGAGATGATGCAGCTAAAATACTTAAAGTATCTAAAGCACAAGTATCAAGATTTCTTGCAGCGTATCAAGAAGACGTAGAACTAGAAAAAGCACAAGCTGATTGGGATGTACCAACAGAAGCTATTAAATCATTAGAATCTTTTAAAGAGTTTAGAAATAGATACTTTCTTACAGAAAAAGGTGTACCTTTTGAAACAGCACCATTTCACGAAAAATGGATTAATGCTTTAAATAAAGCAATAGATGAAGGTGGACAACAAATGATATTGTCACCACCTCGTCATGGTAAAACAGAATTGCTTATACATTTTGCTATATGGCGTATTATGAAAAATCCTAATATAAGAATTATGTGGGTAGGTGGCAACGAAGATATAGCTAAAAACTCTGTGTCATCTGTAATAGATACTTTAGAATCTAACGCAGGACTTAAAGAAGATTTTTGTGGACCAGGTGGTTCGTTTAAGCCTAAGACTAGGACAGGTAAGTCTTGGTCACAAAATGGTTTTACAGTATCTACTAGAACAGTACACGGTATAAAGTCACCAACAATGATTGGTATTGGTAAAGGTGGTAAGATACTTTCTCGTGACTGTGACTTAATTATTGCAGACGACATTGAAGACCACGCATCTACAGCACAACCACGTGCTAGACACAATACAAAAAACTGGTGGACTACAACACTTGCATCTCGTAAAGAGGAACACACAGCAATTATTGTTATTGGGTCAAGACAGCATCCTGATGACTTGTATAGTTCACTTCTTGAATCAGAAGCATGGGAAACAATAATAGAAGAAGCACATGATTCAAGTTGTAATTTACCTGAGCTAGAAGAAGAAGAGCATGTAGATTGTATGTTGTGGTCAGGATTTAGAACTTACAGATGGTTAATGTCAAGAAAACGTGATGCTATGACTACAGGTGGTTTACAAAGATTTGAAATGGTTTATCAGAATAGACCAGGAGAAGGTGGTGCAAGTATATTTAATATAGAAGCAATTACTCAATGTATGGATAACAATGCAGTAGTTGGTCAGATACCACAGCATTCTTATTTAGTTGCAGGACTTGACCCTGCTGCATCAGGATATCAAGCTGCATTTTTATGGGCAATACTTGATGATGGTGAAGATGCATTGTTACAAATGGTAGATTTACAAAACAACAAAGGTGGTGGTATTGAAGAAGCATTACAAGTAATTAAAGACTGGCATCAACAATATAATTTATATCACTGGGTTATTGAAGAAAACAACTTTCAAAAGGCTATTAGACAAGACCCACGTATAAAAGAATACGCAAATAAAAATGGAATTATATTAGAAGGACATGAAACTTACAAAAACAAATGGGATAGTCATTTTGGTGTAACATCATTAGCACCTATGTTTCAAGACAAACTAATAATTTTACCATATGGTAATGCTGAATCTCAGGTCAAAGCAGAAATGTATAGAAAACAATTATCATATTTTTCGGCAAAGAGAAAAAATGTTTATAAATCTGATATAGTTATGGCTAGTTGGTTTCCAATTAAAGTATTACGTAAGTTGCAAAAAGCACACTATTCTGATATAGGAATTGACTACATACCTAGCTATGATAGCTTTGATATAGTAGAATGGAATGACGCGCCATGGAGTTAAATGTTAGTTAAAGACATACTAGACAGAACAAGATTCTTAAAAGAAATGCACGATGAGGCTTTGCCTGATAGAGCAAGGTTTCGTGCAATTATTAATGGTGGTGAAAATGGAATTAAAGCATTATTAGGTCAATCAATATCAAGTATGGATGCAGATATGTTACCTGCTCCAAACTTATTACTATCTGCACTAG